GTGTAGGTGGCTGGGCTAAGTCCGCGGGCGATGGCTCTACTGACAACTCTGGCGGATCGATTCAAGGCAATGAGATTTTCATGGTCGAAGCCAGTAAGAAAATCTTCTTTGAGGCCACTTGTGCGGTTGCTGATGCAGATGACATGGATATGTTCGTTGGCTTGGCGGAAAACGGCACGTTCGCTACAGGCGTACCTTTCACGGCAAATAACCAAATTGGTTTTCTGTTGGTTGAAGGTGCAGCAGACATTTATGCCAACTGCGATTCCGGTGGAACAGAAACCAAGACGGATACCGGTGTTGATTTTGCAGATGGTGCAGAATCAAGTTCCAACATCACGAATACCCGACGTTTGGGTTTTGTTGCGACAGGAACCGGACAGGTAGATTTCTACGTGGATCGGGTGAAAGTTACTACAACAACCGGGAATATCCCAACTTCGGCACTTACGCCTTGGTTTTGTGCTATGTCTGGAACTACGACTGCGGATGCGGCTTGGTGCGACTATATTTTGGTAGCTGCCCAACGTGTCACGGACGGCATGACGCAATTCAATGAGCAACCGTAAGGTTAGGAGGTGATTTATGGCAGAAAAGAAAAAGGCTGCTGCTAAAAAAGATACTTCTAAACCGGGAATTGAAGATCGTTATAAAAAGGAGTTGCCGCCTAAGTGGACCGCTAAGTATAAGGCTATGGTTATGGCTGGCCTTATCAAGGAAAAATAGGGGGATTAAATGGCAGATTCAGTAAATGTTTCGACCATTATTGATGGTCCTCGTAAAGCGGTGTTTTACCTTACCAATGTTAGTGACAGTACGGGCGAATCGGCTGTCACGAAGATAGACGTAAGTGCTTTAAGCACCAGTGCAGACGGAGACACTTGCACAGGTGTTCGTATAGAAAATATTTCTTTTTCTACTGTTGGGATGGGTGTCCAGTTGCTTTGGGATGCTACAACTAACCGTTTAGCCATTGAACTTCCCGCCAACTATAGTGACTCTCTTGATTTTTCTGCATTTAGCGGTCTTCCAAATTATTCCGGCTCTGGAAAAAACGGAGATGTGCTATTAACCACAGTAGGGGCAGGAAGCGGCGAAACGTATACGTTAACCATCACCTGTATCAAAGAATACACGGCTCTTTAAGAACTAGTGAACAGGTTTTCAGGTAAATGCAAGGCGATATTCCGAAAGTTCCAGAAGATCTGGAGGAAATGAGGGTACAGTTTTATCACTATGCCACACAGCAACACTATATTTTAGATAAGGTAAACCAATTGGAACCGGACGTTAAGGATATAAAACGTACCTTGTTTCAAATCAAATGGTTTTTACTTGGCGGTGTGGTGATACTACTTACCCAACAAATAGGTGTGTGGCCCGTTTTGGCTGCAATACTTAAATGAATGAAGCATATATCGGACTTGAAAAAGACATATGCAACGAAATTCGTGATTGGTCGGCATATGCCTTAGAAGAGAAAAGCCCCCAATTTAATGGCTTTTCCCCGTGCCCTTATGCCAAAAAAGCATGGGAAGACAATAAAGTCTCTATTGTTTTTAAGTATTCCGCTTCGTATCAACCTCTTTACGATTTAATTTCTCGGTTTGAAGATACGCAGGATGTTGTCCTCTTGGTGGATTTATCCTATTCCCATTCAAAACCTTTTCATCAAAAACTCGAACAAATGAATGAGGATATAGCGAAAGGGCTCTTTAAAGATAAGGATCTGTGGGTAATGGGGTTCCATCCTGAAGATGAAACAAATGCGTTGATTGATGATGGGACATTTGAGCCGCATGTGGAAGTCACATATGCAATGGTTTTTGTTCAACGCTTAAGTAAGCTACAAGAGGCCTCTCAAAAATTGGCTGCTCTTGGTTATTACGACAGGTATACTGGAAATTACGACACTTCTGAAATACGTGAGAAACGGGCGGAACTGTACAGGAGACTAAAAAATGGATGAAAAACTTATATCTCAGCATAAGCGGCTTGCTATGGGGTTGACAATCCCGAAGTCAAAAAAGCATGTTAAAGCTATGCGTGGGGGCGGTGCCGTGAAAAAAACGGGCGTTAAAAAACACAAACAGGGAGGCGGCATTAGGAAGCGCTAATGGCTACCTCGGGTTCCAAAGATTTTGAACTTGATGTAAGTGATTATGTCGAGGAGGCTTTTGAGCGCTGCGGTCTTGATGTTCGTACGGGGTACGATTTAAAAACCGCAAGGCGCTCTATGAATCTGCTTTTAGCGGATTGGGCAAACCGCGGTTTAAATCAGTGGACAATTAAACAAACGTCAGTAACTGTTGCAGCAGATATTATCGAATATCCAGCAGGGGCCTTAACCATGACCGTAGGTTCGAGTTCCAGTTTTACGGTAGCAGAAACCATTACGGGAGGAACCAGTGCGGCCACGGCCTCTATCACCAATTTGCCATCAGGAACTTCGATGGCAATTACCATTCCTACAGGCACGTTTACTAATGGAGAAACCCTAACAGGAGGCACAAGTGGTGCTACGACCACGCTTTCTGCGGCAGTCGATTTATCAGATGCACAGGCCACTATTGATATTTTGTCGCTGGTGGTTAAACGAGACGATAACAGCTATTCCGCCGGTCGATTAAGTCGAAATGGGTTTTTGACTATTCCGAATAAAACGCAAACGGGAAGACCCTCCCAGTTTTTTCTTGATCGACAGATCACACCTAACTTAAAGATTTGGCCTGCACCTGAAAATAGTACAGACATACTTATTTTTGATCGTCTGACGCGCATGGATGATGCGGATGACTACACCAACAGCTTAGGTGTACCGTTCAGGTTTTATCCCGCTTTAGCTGCGGGATTAGCTTATTACATCGCCTTAAAACGGGCTCCTGATCGGATCCAACTGCTAAAACCGCTTTACGAGGAAGAAATGGAACGTGCCATGGTAGAAGATCGCGATCGAGCCTCTTTTAATATCGTACCCAGTTTAGAATATGCAAGGTTTAACTGATGTCTCGTTATGCGGTTGGAAAACGTGCATTAGGGATTTCAGATCGGTCCGGGTTCGCTTATTTATTGAAGGATATGAAAAAAGAGTGGACAGGGGCGTTAGTTGGACGCGAGGAATGGGAACCTAAACAACCGCAACTAGATCCTCGTCACAAAGTTTCGGATGCAGAAGCCCTGAAAGACCCGCGTCCAGATCGAATTGAACCGATGGTGGTTTATGTAGATACGATTATTCCTGAGATAACGGATTTTAAGCCAATTATGTCCGTGGGTCAGGTTGGGGACGTTACGGTGACAACCTCATGAGTTTTACTTATTCCAGTTTAAAAACCGCTATAGAGGATTATACGGAAAATACGGAAACAACCTTCGTGACGCATATGGACGACTTCATAAAGTTGTCCGAAGAACGGATCTTAAAAAATGTTCAACTGGAGCTTTTCCGTAAAAACGTAACGGGGACGATGACTTCTTCTAACCAGTATTTAGCTGCGCCGAGCGATTTTTTAGCCCCTTTTTCGTTATCTATCACAAGCAGCAGCGTTAAGAACTTTCTTCAATATAAAGACGTAAATTTTGTGCAGTCCTTTAATCCAAATAGTTCCACAACGGGAACGCCCCGGTATTATGCAATGTTTGACATAACCAATTTTATTATCGGCCCGACGCCGGATAGTGGATATACCACGGAAATGCACTATTTTTACAGACCCGCCAGCTTGACGGCTGCGGGGGACAGTGGAACAACATGGTTGAGTGAAAATGCCACGTTAGCTCTTTTATATGGGTGTTTGATCGAAGCCTATACCTATATGAAAGGGGAGCAGGATTTAATGGCCGAATATGAAAAACGCTTTGGCGAAGCAATGGTGGCTCTCAAGATGTTTGGAGAAGCCAAGGAAGTTACAGAAGATTACCGTGTTGGCATGGTTATTAGGCCGAAACAATGATGGACGCATTAAAAATAGATCTTCCTTCCGATTATTCCGTAGAGGTTCATACGACAAATAATCGTGGCTTTACGCCGGAAGAAGTGGCGCACCACTGTGCAAACAAAATTATTTCTATATCCAACAATACTCATCCGGGTATTCAGGCACAGGCTTACGCCTTTAAGGGTCATATAGAAAAAACCATTGCTTTTTACATGCGTGAAGCTATTAAGAGTGATCGAACCACTGTCTATAACGCATTGATGGATGCAGGTCATCCAGAACTTGCTGAATCAATCAGGAGACTTTGATATGGCTTTTACCGGTAATTTTATGTGTACGTCTTTTAAACAAGAATTGATGGAAGCCAAGCACAACTTTCTAAACAGCGGAGGTAGTACGTTTCTAGCCGCGTTATATACCAACAGCGCTTCTTTTACTGCGGCTACGACAGCTTATACAACCAGTAACGAGGTTACTGGTACGGGTTACACCGCTAAAGGCAACACGCTAACCCGCGTAGATCCTTCTACCAGTGGTACAACCGCACTTACGGATTTTGCGGATTCGACGTGGTCTTCTTCCACCATTACGGCCAGAGGCTCGTTGATTTTTAATGACAGTGCCAGTGGGGATCCTTCCGTTATTGTTCTGGATTTTGGTTCAGATAAATCATCCAGTTCAGGAGATTTCAAGATTGTATTTCCTGCTGCGGATGCCAGTAACGCGATTATAAGGATCGCTTAATGGCAGCAATTACCGGTTGGGGCCGCAGTACATGGGGGTCTGGCACATGGGGTGAGGCTTTTCCTGTCTCAGTTACCGGTGTTGCGGGCACCGGTTCCGTAGGTTCGGTAACGGTTGAAGGTGATGCCAGTGTCAGTGTAACAGGGGTTGCAGGCACGGGTGCCGTGGGGGAGGCTACATCATCCGCTGGTGTAACGGTTTCTGTTACGGGTGTATTCGGCACGGGTGAAACAAACGGTGTTCTGGTTTGGAGCGTTATAATTCCAGACCAAGATCCCAGTTACAGTGAAATCAGTCCCAGTCAATCACCATCTTGGACTGCTGTATCCCCTTCTCAATCACCAGATTGGCTAAAAATTGCAGCATAGGACATGAATTATGACTAGCACATACACAACTAATCAGGGCCTCGAAAAACCGGCAACGGGTGATCGTTCCGGTACTTGGGGAACCATGACCAATACCAACATGGATATGTTGGACCGTGCCATTTCCGGGGTTGGCGCACTTAGTCTGACAGGCACAACCACTACCTTAACCACGTCTGATGGTTCAGCTTCGGATGGCAATTATAAAGTTTTAGTATTGGGTGGAAGCCCAAGTGGCACGAATACCATTACGTTAAGCCCTAATGACGGAGACAAGTTGTACTTTGTGGTTAACGCTACGGGCCAAAGCGTAATTTTTTCACAGGGGACGGGAGCGAATGTCACTATTGCCAACGGTGCGGCGGACATCATCTATGCGGACGGTGCAGGAAGCGGCGCAGCCGTAGCA